GAATTGTTAGTGCAGGATTTACAAGAAGCTGAAGTAAAAATAAAGACAAAAAAAATGAAGTTTAGCGATAGTACGAAACGGTTAAAAAAGGTTTTAGCAGACACTATTTTAACAGATACAGTAAAGAATGCTATTGAGAATGCAATAAGTGATGCGGAGCAGTTAAACGAAATACAAGACACCACAATTCAACTGCTTAATCAAACAATCGCCATTCAGGAAAAGCAAATCGAAAATCGTGATACCTTAATTTTAGAGCAAAAAAAGGTAATTGAAAAGCAAGAGCAAGAGAGTAAAAGACAAGTCAAAAACAGCAAGTTGAGGAAGTTAGGAAATACTGCATTAATTGCTAGTTTAGTTGGATTGGTGCTGTTTTTAGCAGTTAGGTAGTCAATTTTTCAACACAAACGACCCATACCACACCATCAATTCCAAATGCTTTATGGTGGTGGTAATGCTTGGCTTTTTTCTTTCCAAATAAGTAAATCTGCACGTTTCGGAATCCACTGCATCTACCTTAATAAGACCATCATGTTTGGAATCATAAACCCCAAATTGGACTTTTGGCAATTGCTTTTGTTTAGCTTTCATAAATACATCTTGTTTTTGGCTTGTTTTAGGCTTCCTGTTAAACGCAAATATAGTTGTAAGGTGTTTGTAATGTAAAAAATTTAAACGGCTTAAATCGCATTATTTTAATAATTCTTTCAGCCTTTCTATTATTGTCAATTGCACAACATGGTATTTACCCTCTTTAAAACGTACAACTGCCTCGTAAGCCATGTGAAAGGTACACACTCGGCAAGTTCTTAAATGCCTTTTGTCGTAGCTTAAATTGGCTTTCTGCGACTTGCCAAACATAAACAAAGGTAATTTTGCTTTGCATCGGTAGCACCGTTTCATTCTTCTACTATTTCAAATTTTACAAGTATTTTAATTTCATTTATAAACTTTATAATTAATAACTTTTTTATAAAAGTTCGTTAAGTTTTCTTTTTTCCTTAATTTGTTTATACTTTTCGTATGCCTCCGATTTAGGTTGTGTTTGCCCTAATCCTTTGCAGTAAAAATCATTTCTTAAAATACATCTAGCCATTCTTTTCCAAGATGGCGCCCAACATTTTACTTCTAATTCATGAGGGGCTTTGTCTGGTATTTTATCATATCCTCTTTTTTTCCATCCTACTATAAATTTTACAAATCTATCTTTATAATGGTCTTGCATTTTTTTAGGCAATGATTTTAAAAGATAGTTAGTGTAACTTTCCCATGTGTGATTTAAAGGCAAAGTAATATCATTGTAGCCGTTTATATTACCATTATCTTGGATATAAAGAGTTCCACTATTTACACCGCTTACTCTATTCAGTAGTTTATACCATGTATCACTTTCTAAAATATGATACAACCATAATCCTTTTTTTTGGTCGTCTCCAAAAGGCTGACAAAGTCTTTGATTGCTCAATTTGACTCCTGCCATAGTCATCATATCATATATTTTATTGTGTGATAAATGTTTGTTTTTAGAATGAAAAACCCATATGTCCTCAGTTCTCCAATCGTATATTGGATATACATTAAAAACATTGTTAGATATTTTGGTAGTCCATTTGTGGTTATTAAAAGTAAGTCCATCTTTTTTTGATACAATCGCTCTATACCTATGAAGGCTTTCATCTGCTCTTATTCCAATAAATCCAGCTGTTTTTTTACCTTCTGAATACCATTTTCCAAAAATTACCATAAACTCTTCAAACTCCATTTTTGGAATATAGAAGTCGTATTTACTTAAATCACAAGCTTCTTTTGGTTTGTCTCTTACCCATAAATCTTTTGCTTGTTCATCCCAACATACCCATTTTGGCTGAAAATCACTTACAGCATTTCTTAATTGCAATTCTCCACAAAACCAATGCAAATCAATATTATCTTTATATTTCTCTACTACTTCTCGAATATGGTCAATTGTGTGCCTGTATTGCGCCTCTAAGTCTATTATAAGAATCCCTACAATTCTATTCCTTTTAATAGCTTCTGCCATAACTAAATGAGTCATTAAAGTACTATCTTTTCCCCCGCTAAAGCTTATGTATATTTTCTCAAAAGAATCAAATATTTTTTCAATTCTTTCTATCGAAGCTTCCAAAACAGTCTTATTAATATATTTCTTAGTTGCCATTAGTATAATTCTATTTGTCTGTCAATAATTAAAGCTTCTTCTATATTTACTTCCTCTAAGTTGTTAAGCGACAACCATTTGTTAAGATATGCTAAAGCCACACTATTTGCATCTTCTTTTTGTTTTTCGCTTAATAAATTCCAACCAGCGCAATATTTTGATGGTACTCCAGAATGATAACAAACAGCAGCTTGCCCTAGCCAAGCAATTCTATTCATGCTTTTATTTGAAAGATAATGTTCACATGAATACTTCCATTCGCTAATTATCTTGTCTAGTATTTCGGAAAATAAATTAGTATTGCCAAGTATTTTCAAATATTCATTTTCGCATTGTTCTTGCGAAAAACCATCTTTTACTGAATTATAAAATCCATATTTAAAACATTCCCATTTTTCGTATGTATGGAATATTCTAGTTTTGTCTCCTTCGTTTGGTATTTTGAATTGGTTAAAAATAGACTCCTCAATATTATCAGTCAAAGGTTCAAAATCTATTTCAGTGTCAGAACTTTCCCATGCCTTGCTAAAATCATTATCAGAAAAAATAAAATCCAATCCAGATACTTGACATAGTCTTAAAACTTCTTCTTCATCCATGCCTAATTGTTGCGATATTCTTTTATTAGACCAATTTCTATTTTTAAGTTCTAATACAATTTCGCTCATTGCATCAACCTGATGCTTTCCTCTTGCTCTGTTATGCCTAATAGTAGAAGCAATTCTATCGTTTTTACCACTTTGTTGTTTCCTAATATTTACAACTGGCAAAAATCCTAGCACTCTTTTTTTAACTATTTTAGATTCTTTCCCTACTCGGCTTCTATGAAAACCATCAATAACTTCTATTTTATTTTTTTCCTGATTATCCCATGTAACTATAGGTTGCGTATATCCATCATTCATAATAGAAATTTCTAATAGTTCCATTTCAGGTGGTGCTACCTTATTTGGGTTATAATCATTTGCTACTACATTCTCATTTATAACCCATTTAACATAATCAATAGGTTCTTCTTTAAAAGGGGAAAGCAAATGAATCTCATACCTTAAATTGTTTATGTATTCTATTTTGCTACTCAGTGATTCAATAGAATCAAGTTCTTTTTTAATTTGCTCAATTATGTTATTCATTTTTTTAAAATAAAAACCCGATATCAAACTGGTGGTAGTCAGTTATCAATCGGGTTAGTTTGTCTAATAGACAATTATTTTCATCGCTACCACACGAAGGCAATTATTATTTTATAATTGCGATGTAAATATAATACATTTTACTAAAAAAGTACAGATCACTAACATTTTATTTAAAAAATTATGGGCTTTGTTGTTTTGGATATTTTTCTTTCATTTTACCTAATATTTTTATAGCAAATAATATATTATAATTTATACAAATCGTATTTTTTGCAGCTATTAACTACGCATGAATGATGTCTATTAATTAGCTTGGCAATTTCCGTTACCGTTAATTTATCTTTAAAGCGTAATTCATGGCATAAATAATGCCTTGCCCATGCTACTTCTTTTTTTCTATTTGGGTTTTGCAATTCTTCCAAATCATACCCAGTTTTTTCTTTAAGTGTCTTTATAGTTTCCATCTTACCACATTTTACCTATATCCATTTGGCAGTTCGAAAAAATCGAACCCGTACCGCCATGCCTATTTTTTTCAATTATAAATTCAATTCTATTTTCAGTACTAATACCATTTTCATCTTCTTTTATATTGTAATATTCGGCTCGATACGGAAATATTACTAAGTCCGCATCCATTTCAATACTACCACTATCCCTAATATCCGATAGCTGTGGTCTTTTTCCCTCCCTGCGTTCTACTTCTCGATTTAGCTGAGAAAGAGCAATGACTGGAATATTTAATTCCTTAGCAAGATATTTTAGATTTTTAGAAATATGCGCTATTTGTTGTTCTTTACTTTCACCTTCAGATAGCTTTACAAACTGAAGGTAGTCTACAATCACAAAAGACAACCGTTCTTTCATATTTTCGGTAATGCTTTTGGCTTTAATAGCTTCTACTGTAATGCCTGCGCCATCATCTACCATGCTTTTTACTTCTGCATTTAACAATCTTTGGTAGCTTTCCATCAAAAGTTCACGCTCGTAATTGTCTGTTTTTTTCTCCCTTATTTTCCAATAGGGTATGTTGGTATCGCAAGCCAATAACTTTTGCACTAATTGCCTTTCGTTCATTTCCAAGCTAAAAAATAAGCCACGGTGACCGCTTTTGATTGTATTTAACAAAATATTAACTGCGACTGAAGTCTTTCCCATGCCGGGACGAGCGGCTATAATCACTAAATCACCTGCGCACATTTGACAAAAATCATCAAGCGATTTAATTCCACTAGGCACAAAGTCGGCACCAGCATCTATTTTGTCCAAATCGCTTATAATGTTAAATGCAATAGTTGAAATATCTGAGGACTTTTTTTGACTAATTTTTTCAGTTATGCGGTTTAATTGCCTTTGGCTTTTGCTTAAAATATCAAAAATATCAAAGTTAAATTCATAAGCCTGAAGAGAGTTATTTACCGATACTTCGATTAATAAACGGCGCATCCAACATTCTAAAACCAACCGACAATGGTATTCTAAATTTGCGGAACTAGACACTATTTCAGTAAGTTCTACTATGTATTCCAAGCCAATATCTGTTTTTGCCCCTTTTTCTGACCGTAACGACGTCGAAACACTCAATAGGTCAATAGGGTTGCTTTTAGAAAATAATCGCTCAAACGCAAGAAAAATAGTTTTATTCGCATCATGGTAAAAAACATCTGCTGTTATCAGGCTTCTGCATTGAGGGTAGGCATCTTTGCTAATAAGGCAAGCACCAAGTATCGCTCTTTCCGCTTCAATGTTTTGTGGTGGTATTTTTACGATAGGTATTTTCATTTAGTTGCTGGTCTTCCGGGTATGTAAATAGTGTTTTTAATTGCAGGTATGCTAACGGCTGGCAAAATTATTTCATCTTCCCATGCACAATTATTCAAGTACGTGTCGGGGTTTTTTCTGTACTGCGAATCAGGTGTGGCCGCTACATATTTAGGTACATGCAAAATTATAGCTTGCTTAGTTTCTTCTTTTAGCTTACTCCATTTTTTCAGCGTATTTTTCTTATCTACTTTTTTATCGTACAAATTCCAAAAAGTATCAAACAAAGAATCATTGTCTGTTTCATTATCATTATCATTTCCATTATCATTCTTATTTTCATTTTCATTCTCATTTTCATTTTCATTCTCATTAGGTTCGACTTTGGTTTCACTTTGGTTATGTTTTGGTTCTGTTTTGGTTTCACTTTGGTTAGCTTTTGGTTTTCTACCACCTTTATTACCATTTTCATATCGCTTATTATTAGCGTCTATTTGTGGCTTCATAAGGGTAAATAAACTTTTGCTTATGGCATCCAATTCAGGCTCATTACCATTCAATGCATAGTCAAATAATGCGTTAAAAATCTTGCCTTGCATTTCCATTGGCAAGTCTTTTACTGCTTCAAAAAAACTTCGATAAAATATCATGCTATCTCTCATTTTGTTTGTAAATAAAAAACCCCGAAATCAAGAGGTAGGAGGCTCTATCATTCAGGGTTTTGGTGTAAACACCTATTATCTTGCACGCTCTCCTACAAGCGATGGTAAAGCTATTGCCTTACGGTTACAAATATACTATTTTTTGCTGTAATTATTTTCCAAATACTCGACAAAATTTTCTACTTCAGTTACATCGTTTTGGATACCATTTATAGTTATAATCTTATCTGTTTTATCATATAACCACCACAACACATCATCTAAGCACTTTTCAAAAACCTTATCTGTATCATTTACGGTAAATAACAAAGCAATAGCTTCCTCGGCAAGGTTAGTATAATTGCCTATCAAATCTTCTAAATCTATACCTAATAAAGAAAGATTATTAAGTTTAGCATCCATTTCCTTAATGCGATTCAATGCTCTGATTGCAAATTCCTTTTTCATAATTTTAATTGTTTTGTGCTTCTATACAAATTGTATTTATTTTTTCAATTAGTTCTCTGCGTTTCTCAAGTGGCAAGGTAGATAAACTGGCTACCGACCTTCCAATGTTTTCGTACATAATGTCAATAGCATCCGAATCATCTCGCAAAAACTTCCTAAACTCTTTCAGCAAAATCTTTGTTTCGCCTCGTGTTTTTATTAGCTGTGGCATTAGCTTCGGGTCTAACTGGTGTATGATTTGCCGGTATGGAAATAGCGAATCAGTCCATCCCTCAGCCATATGCAAGTGGCCAGCAATGTTAGAAAATGCCGTAAAAATCTCTTCTGTAATACTGGGTTGTGTCGTCGTTTCCATGTTATTTAAAGAATATAGATTTAAGGTAGTTAATCAAAGATATAGCCGTTCGTTTCAAAGAAATTGACAAGGCCGAATAGCTTTTGTTCTTTTTTTTTAAAGCTGTTTCCTGCCGTTTTAACTCGGCATCAATACGCACTTGTTCAGGTGTTGGTAGCAGTTCCGATTGGATACGGTGAAACATAACTATTGTGGACTTAACTTGACCGATTTTGGCTTTCCCGATATTAGGAGAAATATGATCGTCATTGGCGGCCAACATCATGTTGTGAGTTAATTCCATTTGGTACTTTAAGCCATCATACACATAGGTAACATTTCGGCCTACAATTTTTAGATTTTCGATTTTCATAATTTTAAAATTAGTGCAAAGGTATAGGGGAGTGGTGGGATGTTTGGTCTTAGTTCCCCTATCCTCTGCGGGTTTATCGTTTAAATACTATCATGGCGGCATCCCTGCCATGCTCATTGGTTTTACTGTCGTAATTAGTCAACTTGACAAAATAATCGTGGCTAACTTTCTTAAGGTTACCTTGCAATTTTGTAGGCTTATAAGGTATAGCGTAGTCTTCCAAAAACTCGACTATGTGGCGGTAAGTTTGCTTTACAGCACCAGCACCTTGCAACCTTGCATCACTTGCTTTTTTTCCACCAAAACTTATCCATGTATTTGGGTTTTCAATATACACCTCTATACTGTTTGTTCGCCATGCTTTGAGTGTATCAAATAACTCATGCAAAGAAAGCGAACAACAATGCGTAAGTTCAGCTAACTGCCTATCGTAAATTGCAAAGCCACAATTAATACCTGGGTCAATCCCGACAGCGTACCTATAAGAATACATATTGCCCATTATCATCTATTTGCAAATAAGGTCCTTCCTCTTCATTTCTTAGCTTTCTTAGCGTAAACTTGTCGGCATGTTGAGGATATTGAGAAATAAACAGCCTAGTAAAATAGGGTATAAACGAGTTATTTATTTTGAAATTGCTGTCGTTCGTTTTTAGGTAGTGTTCCCACCTTATGACCTCGCCAATCAAATAAAATGATAGTTTATCCCTACCCATTTCAATAGCCTTAAAAGCAAATTCTTTAAAGCTACTATACACTATCGGATTCTCTCGATTGTATTTCTCGAATGATTCCCGAATGGTTTGCCCAGTTAGTTCTTTGTGATTCATGGTATTTAGTTTAAATCATTTTCATAGTTTACACATCCATTCCAATCAGGATTGCCATTGCTTTTGCATGGTATCTCTTCTATCAATATTCCATCAACTTTGCAATATCCCATTCCGTTTTGGTTGCAATTAATTTTTTATCAGGCTTCCAAGTATCGACCTCGACCGAGTGGGTTTTACCGTATTGGTCAGGCTCACGCTTGCCAACTACTTTTAGTTTGATGTACTTTTTACCATTCTTGCCTTCGGTAATAAACTCTTTTGGCAAGTCACTTAAACATACGCTTATGTTTACAATGTCAAATTTGTCGGCTTTTTTACCGCTTCCACAATAGATTCTGTTTTGCTTTTCCATATACATTTATTTAGATTTAAGATAATAAAATTTGTCTACTACCCGATAGCACTCGGTCATGTTAAATAGATTGCTGGCTTCCTTTAAAGGTCGAAGCGAATAACCTTGTTTCTGCATAGTAAAATACTCCAACCATTCCAAGTCTTTGGCACTTTTAAGCAGTTCTATCACTTGCAATTTCAAAGGGTGGTATTTATCCACTGCTTCCATTATTTCAGCCTGAATGTCGGCATCGGCATTGTATCTGAATAGCTTGTACCTCTCCTCAATTGCTACTGGGTACTCTTGCCAATTTTCCTCACCAAATACCTCAGGCTTGCTAAGATAGAACATCAAATACCCTTCGCTTGCTTTTTTGGCCATCATCTGCATTTGTACTTGTAAGAAGTATTTTTTCGGTACGTTTTCGCACTGGTCAAAGAAATTGTCTACGTTGTAAGGCGATTTTATGTCCATCGGAACATCTCCTATCAAAACATCGGGTGAAGCTGAACACCTTTCATCAATCAAAATACTTTCGTCATACCATTTTGCATCGGGGAAAAACGACTTAACCAATAGTTCATAAGCATTATGCTGGTTAACCAAACCATGTCGCATTGCTGCGGTTTGGATGTCATCTTTAATGCCTAGTGACTGTAAAGCCAAATCTAGTATGTAGCTTTGGGCAGTTTTTCCGCTGCCCTTTGCCAATAACTCACTTATACGACTAGCTGAGAATCTCATTTTTTATAGGTGTCTAAAGTTGCCAACTGCTGCAAATTGATTTTGACCTTATCCTGCGCACGTTTAATCGCATCGGTATCGCCTGCTTTTACTTGCTCGCATAGCTTGGCAAATTGCTCGTCCGTTATCCACCTTTTATCCTCAGATATTTTAGGGGCTAATGTAGTAGGTTTTTGCGCATCTTGACTTTCGGGCAAATCTTCACCAGCATAAATGTAAAGACCAAGTCCAAACATGGCTAAGTTCTTTGTTAGGCACCTCATTATGGCTGTATTTATGTCAAACATAGTAGCCGCCTCTACTACCTTTTCCCCATACTTTGTTTTGTAGGTATATGGTACATTCTTTTGTGCCTTGTTTGCCCCATCCATAACAGGCAATTGCATTCCAATAGTTTCGCCATTGATAGTGACTTTTGTCGCTACCAAATAGCCTAAATCGGCATCATGTAAATAAGGTTTGCCATCCCATAGCATTACTTCATAATTAGCATCGGGAGCATGTTTTTTTACCTCCGCCCATGCCCATGCCCAACTTAAATAAGTTAAGCCATTTTTCTTTTCAGTTTTTGCATTTACATCAAGTGAGTAAAGTGCGTTAAATGTGCTGTTCTTTTCCATAGTTATAAAGATGAATTTAGTAAGGACTTTGTAAATATTACTTTTTGTGTTGATGTGTGGACACGAGCACCATCACGCAAGTTGGCGTATAATTCGTCTATTTTATCCTTAGCATCTTGCTTATCCATAAAAACCCATTGCTCGGGATTCATCCTATTAGATGGGTGCAATAACTGCACCACCACTACTTCTAGTAAATTGTTCATATTGTAAATAGAAAACATTTTTGGATTGTAACAATAAAAGCATTTTCGCTATCAGTCTTCCATTTTTTATAAGTAATTAATGCGCTTTCCTCATTAACATAAGCTGCGCTAATCGGTTCTGAATGTGTATAATGGGCAGTAACAACCCATACATGTAGAGGTAAAGTTTCCATAGTCTTAATTATTTAAATTGAAGTAATAGGGTTTTTTTTGCTGTATTCCAACCCGATTGTATTTTTTATCAGGTGTTGGTGCTTATTTATGTAAGCCAAAATTAAGTTTAAATCCTCAAGATTGTAACTGCTGTCAAGTTCATATTCTATATCCTCAACTTCAACACCCCAATCCTTTTGCATGGCATTAATGTCGCCATAGGAATAGTAGAATGAACCATCATTCCATTGGCACTCGGCATGGC